CATCTTAAAAAAGACCTCTCTTATGATCTTCTTGTATAAGATGTATATCTCATCATCATCCTCATCAAACTCCACTCCCCATGAACGTAATAAATATCTAATATCACAATCCGCTATATGAATCCTGAATATAGACGGAACGCTCATTATGTAATCCTCAAAAGCCTTCTTAATTCCATCCCTTTTGATATGTTCTTTATACTCATTCTTGAACACACTAAGCATAAAAGACATATATTCCCTATCGTATTTAAACTGCTTACCATAATTATCTGTATCTATATGATCCAGTATATATATCTCTATAGCGTCTCTATCGTATTTTGACATACTCCTTCCTCCTCCTTTTGATATTTTATAACCTTTTTCTCCCCATACGCTTTCGCTAACTGGATAAGTTGACCGGTAAATACCTTGGTACGGTGTTTTACGATCTTATCCACCAACTCCGGGCATCTGGTTCTCCATCTATAATTAACCTCGCCCTTAGCTTTCTTCTTGTAATACCTGTAGAATGTTACGGCTACTACCACTTCTCCATTCTGCTCGAAAGCAACCAAATCGTAATTGTTGTAAACTATTTCATTCATGTTGTTGTTACCCATTTTATGTATCTAATCACTTCTTTAGGCAAAGACATTATATCCCTCACCCTTCTCCCTAAGTTGTACATACCTCCCTTATGAGGATAATAGTCCCCTACATACATCCCTATTCCTTGCGGATGCGACGGGTTTTCGTTACAAGTGAACATCGGATAAAATAAGATTCCTCTTGAATCTTTATTCCTGTCACTTACGCATACAATAGTATATCTATCAGCGACCTTCTCGCCGAAATCATATACCCTTACCTTTCTTTTTACCCCATCATTGTTCTCTATGATATTATTCATGATGTTATTTATATTAATTAATTTTCTTTCCATCAGCGGTATATGTGCCATACCATCCCCTATCCATATTTACCACCTCAATATGATGTATATGATAACAACCATTAGCTATTCTACCGCAATTGGCTATCACCATAGCTATATTCCTATACCCAGAATCAATGAAAACACGAGCCAACCTACACCCGTTAAATATAGATACCTTGATATCGTCTTTCTCTTTTATAATCCTTCTCATATCATATCCTCCTATCAAACTA